AAGAAGCAATGGATCGCATTGCTACTCGCTTTGCTGTACTTGATGAAATGACAAAGGCAGCAATCAATAGTGATATTCGGGCAATGATTGTATCAGGCCCCCCAGGTGTCGGCAAGAGTTTCGGCGTTGAAACTCAACTAGAAAAGGCAAGCATGTTTGACAAGCTTGCTGGCAAACGTGTTCGTTTTGAGATTGTTAAAGGTGCAATGACTGCACTGGGTCTGTACGCACAATTGTACAAATATTCTGACAAGAAAAACGTACTAGTGTTTGATGACTGCGATTCTGTATTTCAAGATGACCTGTCACTTAACATTCTTAAGGCAGCACTTGATTCAGGCAAACGTAGACGCATTTGCTGGAACAGTGATAGTTCTATGCTGCGCCGTGAGGGTATCCCAGATCAGTTTAACTTTGAGGGTAGTGCTATTTTCATCACTAACTTGAAGTTTGAAAACGTCAAATCTAAAAAATTGCAAGATCACCTAGAGGCATTGCAGTCACGTTGTCACTTTCTTGACCTGACTATTGATACAGAGCGTGACAAGATGCTGCGTATTAAACAAGTTCACCGTGATAGCGATGGTGGTCTGTTCCGCGATTACAGTTTTGAAGATGGTGTTGCAGAACAAATCTTTGAGTTCATGCAAGAAAACAAAGGCAAGTTGCATGAGTTGAGTTTGCGTATGTGTCTGAAAATTGCTGATCTGGTCAAGATTAGCCCGAACTGGAAGATGCTTGCAAGCACTACTTGCATGAAACGTAGTTAAGATTCACAACTATATAATGGGAGCTTCGGCTCCCATTAGCCATTTGTGTTGTATAAAGTTTCTGATTAAGTTATACTAATATTATGAACAGGATACTAAACGCTGAAGAAGTTTTGGACTTAATGTTAAATCATATAAGTTTATCCCGCTACGACCAAAAGTTTTTCTATAATCTTCAATTGATAAACGTATTACCAAGAAAAGCAATTACAAGTAATCAGGCTGCACTTTTTACTAAAGTAGTTAAAAAATATAAGAAACAATTAGCTACCCTAAATTGTGATGCGGATCAACTATCTGAAATACCTTGGACACTACCTGTCATACAGAGCAGCCCTGAATTTACTCATGCGCAAATAAGTATTGAAAATAATGAATTGATTTTAAAATGTCCCTTCAAGCAAGCCTTTGTACAAGAGTTTAGAGATCATACTGTAATGATTTGGAACAGGGATAAAAAATTATATAGCACAGAGTATGGCTTACATAAGTTAAAAATCATAATTAACTGTGTCATGAAACATTACAATGAAATAAAATTTTGTGATACAATACAAAACATCATTAACGAAATTTCTATCTATGATGAAAGCCAATGTTGGGATCCTACATTGGTAAAGTGTAATGGTAGATTATACATTGCTAATTTAAATGAATCACTGGATAAGGCTATAAAGCATGTTGAACTAAACACAAGTTTAAATACATTAGCGACACTTTGTTCCTATGGTGTAAAAATTAGTCACAGTCTACAAAATCAATTAGTAGAACATTCAGTTAATGATTTGTATTTTGCAGTCAATAGACAGATAGCATGTGAAGTGTCTGACGTAGAAGGATTGGCAGAAAAACTTAAAAAAATAAATTGTGATTATGTATTACATGCATCTCTTATGTATGCAAAAGAGGATGTACATGATTTTGCTCACGAACTAGCACGACATGTTAATTTTCCAGTAGAAACATCTAACATGCGTAAGATAACATGGAGTAGTAAAAAATATGAAATGCCGGTTCTCTTAAAGTCTATGTCATCTTACAGTTTTGCGGGATCAGGAAGCCCCTATGCAGCAAAAGTAATTAATTTAGTAAATTCTAACCCAATTGAGATTAAATGAAACCATGTAAAATAATAATAAAAGATGAGGTAAACTGTAAGATAGAAGGTCTTGAGTTAACCGAACGTAAAAAATTAATGAAGATGTTTGAATATGAGGTACCAGGAGCAAGGTACCTCCCTTCAGTTAAGCTTGGTAGATGGAATGGCAAAGTCAGTTATTTTAGTTTAGGTGGCAGCACATATATTAATCTGTTAGAAAACATTATTCCGGTCATCGATAGTGCAGGGTACGAGATTGAATTAGAAGATTTACGTGAGACTGTTCATACTTTTGATTTCACGCAAGTGTCCGAGGATACATTTTCTGACAAGGTATGGCCAAAAGGTCATCCAATGGCAGGGCAACCTATTCTATTACGTGACTATCAGATTGAAATCATTAATAGTTTTTTAGAGAACCCACAAAGTATTCAAGAGGTAGCAACTGGTGCAGGTAAAACATTGATGACTGCTGCACTGAGTAAAAGTGTAGAACAGTATGGTCGCAGCATTGTTATCGTTCCTAACAAGTCATTAGTTGTACAAACAGAAGCAGATTATATCAATCTAGGTCTTGATGTGGGTGTGTACTTTGGTGACAGAAAAGAGTTAGGTAAAACGCATACTATATGTACATGGCAAAGCCTTAATCACCTTATCAAAGACAAAGAAGAATTAGAATCTTGGATGAAACTGGGTATCTTTATGAAAGACTTAGTATGTGTTATGATTGATGAAGTGCATCAAGCAAAAGCAGACGTACTCAAAACTATGCTTACTGGGTTGTTCGCACATGTTCCAATTCGTTGGGGATTAACAGGAACTATACCCAAAGAGTTGTTTGCTAGTCAATCATTGTTTGTAAGTATAGGTCCTGTAATCAATAAACTCGCAGCAAGTGAGTTACAAGACCGTGGTGTACTTGCAAACTGCCATGTTAATATTGTGCAACTACAAGATCATGTAGAGTTTACAAACTATCAAAGTGAATTAAAACATCTTTTGGAAGATGCAAAACGTTTGGACATGATGGCACAACTTGTATTGAATATCAAAGAATCAGGTAATACACTTGTACTTGTTGATAGAGTTAACGCAGGCAAAGAACTATTGGACAGATTGCCTGATGCGGTCTTTGTTAGCGGTGACACTAAATTAACAGAAAGAAAAGAAGAATATGATGATTTTGCAACAAGCAATGATAAGGTTGCGATTGCGACATATGGTGTTGCTGCTGTTGGCATTAACATACCTAGGATATTTAATCTTGTTCTGTTGGAGCCGGGAAAGAGTTTCGTACGGGTTATCCAAAGTATTGGACGTGGAATTCGAAAGGCAGAGGATAAAGACTTTGTTCAGATATGGGACATTACAAGCAGTTGTAAATTTGCCAAAAGACATTTAACCAAACGTAAAGAGTTTTATCGTGAGGCTAACTATCCATTTAGTATTGAAAAGTTAGACTACAAATGATATAATGACAACATGAAAATATTAACCTTAGACAATATAGTATATAACTTAGAAACATTACCAGAGGAGATAGATGATTTACGTTTTGCAATTTTAGACAATAGCAATCCTGCAAACGTAGATTATCATTATATCCCACTAATATTTTTAGAAAGTTTTAATAGTCCCGCATTAGTGTTGCGCATTGATGATAAGATAATTAAAATGCCCGTTGAATGGCAAATACTTATAGGCGAACCTGAATTAGGTGATTTAGAAACATTACCATTAACAAGCATAAATGATCGTGGATTTAAAGCATTCGAATTCAATCCATTAAGTAGTTTTAAACCTACATTCTGTGAAATAGAAGTAATGGATATTTATCATGACGTAGTTTGGTATGCACCTAGATTAAAGAATGGTCAATTTTTATGTGTGCCAATTGAAGATACTGAAAAACCTAGATGTGTTTATTTCGTAAAAGAAGTCAGTAGAAATTGTGAAATAGTTGATTACCGACAGGCTTTCTAATGAGCAAGCAAAAACTATCTGCTGACGAAAAATTTACAGATATAGACTTTCCATTATTTGATGCATTAGCAGCATTGGACAAAAAAGATTATGAATTTTTCGACAGGCTTACAGTAGAACAACAAAAAGGATTTAGTCCTTTTATGCTAGTGCATTGGCTCAGTGCAGTAACTGGAGTGCCAGATTTGCAACGATACTATCTGCAAAACACTGACCTTGCTGCTAATAAACACATGTTTCATGAAAACATTATTAAACATAACAAGCTACAATGGTTAATGTTGTGTGCAGTAAGCCCTGGTATGGGGAAGCAATATCACAAATGGATCCCACATATCAAGCGTAATTATACACTTTTAGTAGAAGAGGCAAAACAGAAAGAAGTTCAGGATTACTTTTCTAAAGTATATCCGACTGCAAACAAAAACTTATTGGTTGAAATAAGTGAAGAATTTACAAGAATTCAGAAAAGAAAATTTAAATTAGCAAAGCTTTTTCCTGATTTAAAAGTTTCTGATATAGAGACACTAAATGAAGTTGTCACGGATGCACAAATAATTGAGTATGAAAAAGACCTCGGATACTAGTTTTGGATGTGAATTTTGTAATCGTACTTTTATTAGAGAAAGTACGATGCTTAAGCATATCTGCGAGTACAAACATCGTTGGCTAGAACGTGATCGCCGAGGCAATCAAATAGGCTTTCAAAGCTTTGTGCAATTTTATAAAAAACACAGTGCCGCAAAGAAGGAAAAAACATATGAAGAATTCATCAAATCTGCGTACTACACTGCCTTTGTTAAGTTCGGTAATTACTGTGTTGACATTAATGCACTAAACGTTCCTAGACTAGTTGAATACTACTTAAAAGAAAACATTAAGATTGACAATTGGACTAGCGATCTGAATTATAACATCTATTTAATTGATTATCTTAAGTCAGAAGATCCACTTGATGCAGTACATCGTAGCGTAGAGAGTTGTATCGAAAATGCAGAAGAAGAAAAAATACAAATTAAAGATTACTTACGTTATGGCAATAGAAATAAGATTTGTCATTTGATTACATCAGGAAGAATCAGTCCGTGGTTATTATATCAGAGTGAAAGTGGTACTAAATTTCTAGATGATATACAAGAAGATTTAATTAAGTTTATATATGATTATATCAATCCTGTGCAATGGGCAATTAAATTTAGTAAAGACCCAGATAAGGTTAGTGAAGTAAAGTCATTGCTTCAAGAACTTAAATGGTAGAAACTAATAGAAAATACATTGTAAGCCCATTTGCAAAAGATGATGATTTTACATTTTATGCAGTGTTGACTGATTTTAGGTATTGGTTCGAGCACGAAAATGAATTGCGTGAATGGTGTGCTAAGAATTTAGCATTAAAAGAAAAATCATTTGAAGGAAGTGTAGTTACATTTAAATCTGAACAAGAATATATTATGTTTGAATTAAGATGGGGATGACAGAGATTGTACTAAAACATCGGAAGCCTACTGAAATAATAGATATCGTAAGAGAAATGCGGGATAACGGTATGGTTCAGGGTGTAGATTTTGATTTTAAGTATAATCAAGCAAAGTACGAGAATTGGAGTGGGGATGCAGTGGCACCGGAACATACTGTGTTTATTTTTCACACAGAACAATTAGCTAGCTGGTTTACATTAAAATATGTCTAATAACAACGAATTGGAAGAATTTATAGCTCAACAAGTTGCTAAAGAAATTCAAAATGAGATCGATGCAAACTTATTAGCAGACCTTATTAGAACAATGGAAAAGCCTAAATTAATTTTTGTAGAACAAGTGCATAGACCTTTAGTGTTATATGCCCAATTAGAATATACACATGGTGCTGTAACACAAACTGGATTGCGTGAAGAAGATTTAATTCCGGTACAAGAGTGGTGTGAAACTTGCAATTGCGGTGTTAGAATATCATTTGATATGTTTAAGTTTAAAACCCGCAGTGAAATAACTGCATTCCGACTTGTATGGGGATAGCATGAGTGTTTGGATACTTACAGTTTATTTGCTTACAGCTAATCCTGTTAAAATCTATAAAACGGAAATTTATAATTCCGAAGAAGAATGTTTGAGATGGGCAAATTTTTATAATGAGTACCCATTTAAACCTATTTGTACAAAGGAGAAATAATGGAACCTGTAATTGTGTGGTTATTAATTGTACAGCTTTGGGACGACCCTCCACCTACAATGAAATTCATTTATAAAAAAGAATATCCCACAAGAGAGGAATGTTTTGTAGCTAAAGAACAATGGGAAAAGAAATTTGTAACATTATGCAGTCCAATTGTAAAGAAAGATAATACTAGTGGCAAATGATATTATGATCGACATTGAGAGTCTGGACACGAGCCCGTATTGTGTAATCCTTACTATCGGTGCAGTAAGATTTGATCCAAGAGGTGATGGTATTGTAGAGAAATTAGAATTACGCCCTACACTAGAAGATCAAACAGAGCAGTATAATAGAATTATTAATGATGATACTATTCGTTGGTGGAGTACACAAAATCCCTCAGCAATGGAAGAAGCAATGAGCGATTGGGGTAGAGAATCATTAAAAGATTGTATGGAACAACTTTATAAATTCTGCTGGAATCGTCGTGCAGTATGGAGTCATGGCGCACCCTTTGACGTTGTTGCAATGGAAACTGCAATGCGACAAACACTAACAGAAAAGCCTAATCCTATACCATGGCCTTTCTACACAGTGCGTGACACTAGAACACTATTTGAGATTGCAGGGGTAAGTCTTAAAGACAAAAAGTATAGTAGTAAAACTACCCACAAAGCAGTTGAGGATGCAGCACATCAGGCATTAGTTGTACAAGATGCATATAAGAAATTAATGGATAAAGGCTTTTTACTTAAATGAACTTTGACATTGATATTGATTTTGGCAATCGTGATTTGATATTAGAACATATAAAACATATTCCTGCAGCTATGCGTAATGTGTCTCCTATTAAAAAGCATAACACAGGAGTTTATGTAACTGAAATCCCATATGATTCGTTTAATGATATGGCTAACATTGATTACGTTGAAGCTGAAGATCGCGGTTATCTTAAATTAGACCTACTCAACGTACACGTTTATGATCAGATAAAATCCGAAACAGAACTAATTGAATTAATGCATGAACCTAACTGGAGTCTATTAAACAAAAAAGAGTTTGTAGAACAACTGGTGCATTTGGGGAATCATTATAATAATTTACAGAAAATGCCAGAGTCTGTAGATAGTATTCCCAGACTTGCTATGTTTTTGGCTTGTATTAGACCTGCTAAAAAACACTTGTTGGGTAAAAGCTGGAGTGAAGTATCTAAGACAGTTTGGGATAAAACGGATGACGGGTACAGTTTTAAGAAAAGTCACAGTGTCGCATATGCACATTTAGTAGTTGTACATATGAACTTACTTGAAAGTCAGGGCATACGCTGAACTAATGTAATACTTCTACGCTTAGTTTTTTTCTTGTGCAACTCACTCATGCTGCAAACTGGGCCATGTATTATTTCAAGGCTTTTGTTATTGAAAGTCCTTAAATAGAGTTTGAATGGAGCCCATTCTTCTCTTAGAAACATATTTATTGGTATAAGTCTGTTACTTTCCCACCACCATACTTCCCCAAGTTCTAGGAAACGTTCTCGCATTTCGTTATGAACTATTGCTCCATAGTCGTAAATTGTGGTCACAATATCGTCACGATTTTGTATGATACCTACATAGTCCTGTCCTGAATAGGAGCATACTGTGATAAAGGGATGATTTTCAGATAGTTTTTTAAAAAATTCGTTGTGCATTTTATTGTAATTCTTGGAATATTTATCGTATATTTTATCCAAAATATTTATTAAACGTATAGCATATTTATATGAATAAATAAAGAAAAGGACTTTACAAGTGTACTCAACAAGCGTTTACAACTATACACCAAAATATCAAGTTGTTCTATTTGAAGGGGACTCACCTAGGAGATATCAGATCGTGTACGCAAAAAATTTAACCCTAAACAAGGGAGTTGATAATAGAATTCAATTTCAATTCTTGAACCAAGAGCAGAAACCCATTGACTTGACGGGCAAGCAAATCACGTTCCGATTCATTAATTCAGATGGTACTAGTGTAGATATACAAAAAACCGTAAATGTTACCCTAGCACTAAAGGGTTTAGCTAATCTAACCGTAACACAAGCCGAATTAATGCAAATAGATGCTCAGATTGGTAGCTTCAGCTTAGATATTGTTGAAGGTAATTTGGTCCTACCTATTTTTACAAACAGTGAAGCAGACGCTAGGGGTGTTTGTCAAATAATGGATGGAATACTTCCTAAACATGTTCCTAGTACGAACGTAACTATACCTAGTCACGGTGAAATATCTAATTCCGGAACAACT